AAATTAAAAGATTTAAAAGAATTGCCTAAAACGGCAAATGCAAATATAAAAAATGCCTTATTCGTTGGTTCTACAACTGAATTACAAAAGATGTTAAAAAAAGATGAAATTATTGAAGGCAAAACAGACACATCCAAAAAAGACGATATTTCCGATAAGTAGTTTAAGTTATGTCAAAAATGGCATAATGTTACAAGATATATTAGACGGCAAGGAAATGAATGACGCTGTTCTAATAGAACATGATACAAACCCTAATTATGATTATCAATACTTTGTTTATAAAGGTAGTAGTCGCATAGAGGCGGCCGTAAAAATGGGTTACACACATATTGAGGGTATAATAATATGAAAGAGTATGAATTAGATAAGATTACTTTAATGGGTGGTTGGTTTATACCAAAAAAAGTTTGTGATAATTTGACTAAATTTATGGATAATCAAGCATTAGTGGATGGTAAGATGTATTCTAGTAAAGGTAGTCAGGAGGTTATAAAAGATTTAAAAGAATCTAAAGAAATAGCTGTTGACTTTCTCAATGAAGATGAGCCTTTTCATACATATAAGATACACTTAGATAATGTATTACAAAGGTATATTAAAAAGTATTCTTATATTGAAACTAATACACCATTTGCTTTAAGAGAAGCATATAATTTGCAAAAATATCCTGTTGGTGGTGGGTTTAAAATATGGCATTTTGAAAATGATTTTAGTAGTAGTTTAAATTGGCACAGAGGTTTAGTTTTTATGACATATTTAAATGATGTTGAAGATGGTGGCACAGAATTTTTATATCAAAACTTAAAAGTATCGGCAAAAAAAGGTTTAACATTAATTTGGCCTGCTTTTTTTACACACACACATAAAGGTCAAATTAGTAAAACAAAAGAAAAATATATAGTTACAGGATGGTTTAATCATATAAACCTAATATAAAAAATGAGCACAGACGCATATCTAGGTAATCCAAATTTAAAAAAGGTCAACACACCAGTTGAATTTACTAAAGAACAAATTTTAGAATTTCAAAAGTGTGAAAAAGACCCTATTTATTTTATGGAAAATTATATGAAGATTGTATCTTTAGATGAAGGTTTAGTGCCTTTTAAAATGTATGATTTTCAAAAACATATTGTAAGGACCATACATGATAATAGATTTACCATTTGTAAATTACCTAGGCAGAGTGGTAAGTCTACCACAACTGTTTCGTATTTACTTCATTTTGCTTTATTCAATCCAAACTCAAACATTGCCATTCTTGCTAATAAATCTTCAACGGCTAGAGATATATTAGGAAGAGTACAATTAGCATATGAAAATTTACCAAAATGGTTACAACAAGGCGTTATAAACTGGAACAAAGGTAATATTGAATTAGAAAATAAATCAACTATTGTAGCGGCTGCTACATCTTCAAGTGCTATTAGAGGTGGTTCTTATAATATAATATTCTTAGATGAGTTTGCTTTCGTACCTGCTAATATTGCTGAAATGTTTTTTAGCTCTGTTTATCCTACAATATCATCTGGTACAAAAACAAAAATGATTATTGTTTCAACACCTCACGGAATGAATATGTATTACAAGTTATGGATTGACGCAATTAATAAACAAAATGATTATGTGCCTATCGAAGTGCATTGGTCAGAGGTACCAGGCAGAGATGAAAAATGGAAAGAAGATACAATTAGAAATACCTCACCTGAGCAATTTCAACAAGAGTTTGAATGTGAATTTTTAGGCTCAGTAGATACTCTTATATCGCCGGCTAAAATAAAAGCGACCCCTTATATACCGGCGATTACGAGTCAAAATGGTTTACAAATGTTTAAGAAACCAGAAAAAGATAGATTATATGTAACAACAGTTGATGTAGCTAGAGGCACAGGCAGAGATTATTCGGCCTTTGCTGTAATAGATGTTACAAAAATACCTTATGAAATTGTTGCAACTTATAAGAATAATGAAATTAAACCTCATGTTTTTCCTAGCATTATAGAAAATGTTTCTAAAGGTTATAATCATGCACATATACTTTGCGAAGTAAATGATATTGGTCAACAAATTGCTGAAATACTACAAATGGAATTAGAGTATGATAATATGTTGATGACAACACAAAGAGGTAGAGCTGGTCAAATATTAGGTGCTATGTTTAGTGGTCGTGGTACATCTATGGGTGTTCGTATGACAAAACAAGTAAAAGCATTAGGAACATCTAGTATTAAGACTATTATAGAAAGTGATAAAATGATATTAAATGACTTTCAACTAATAGAGGAGATGTCAACATTTAGTAGGCGTGGTAACTCCTGGATGGCGGAGGACGGGTGTAATGATGACCTTATGATGTGTCTAGTCATATTTGGTTGGTTGTCAAACCAGCAGTATTTTAAAGAGTTATCTAACTCAAATATCAGAAATCAGTTATACATGGAACAACAAAATTTAATTGAGCAAGATATGGCGCCTTTTGGTTTTATTGATGACGGAACACCAGACGAATTGAAAGATGAGGTAGATGAGTACGGAACCGTATGGTCACCTGTGGTGCGTAAGGGGCTGTAGATTGTGTATCTTATAAATATCAGTAATGACAAAGTTTGACTATGGGCGTATGAATAATACGAAGTTTGATTTAAAATAATATGTTAACAAAGGTAATTAGCTAATTAAAGGAGAAAACCTATGGCATTTCAAGTATCACCAGGTGTTCTCGTACAGGAAAGAGACCTAACTAGAATCATTCCTGCTGTTTCTACATCTATTGGGGCTGTTGCAGGCCAATTTACAAAAGGTCCGTTAGATGAAATAATCAGCATTTCTAGTGAACAGGAATTGGTAGACACATTCGGCAAACCTGATGTAAATAACTTCGAGTATTTTTTCAGCGCTGCTAACTTTCTACAATATTCTAATTCTTTAAGAGTAGTGCGAGCAACTCAAACATCTGCCCTTAATGCTTCTACATCTGGAACGGGTGTGTTGATTAAGAATACAGATGACTGGACAAACAACTATGCCTCAGGCGGGCAAGCTGGTAACGCAACATTTGTTGCTAGGTCAGCAGGCGCTCACGGAAACACTTTACAAGTTTCTGTATGTGCTAACGCAGCCGCTTATGAGGAAGAAGGCGCAACAACTGTTAATGACGCAAGTACAGCAGTTGGTGACACAACTATAACAGCAGCTGCCGGTGCAAACCTAAATGTAGGCGATATAATCGCATTTTCAACTACAGCTGCAACTAACGATTATGATGACGGCGAACAATACAGAATCACAAATATTGCAACTAACGACTTAACTATCGTTCAGCACCCTAGAGGTACTGGCGGTTTAAAAAGAGCAATCACAGATGGCTCTAATATAAGACGAAGATGGAAATATTATGATTCAGTAGATGGCGCTCCAGGAACATCAACATATGTTTCAGCAAGAAACGGTGCAAATGATGAACTTCATGTTGTAGTTATTGACGAAGACGGAGACATTACAGGCGTTCCAGGTCAAGTTTTAGAAGTTTACTCAAAAGTATCTAAAGCTTCAGACGCTAAAACTCCACAAGGAGATGATAACTACTATCCAAATGTAATCTATAATAAATCAGAGCACATTTATTGGACAAAACATCATGCTTCAGGTTCAAACTGGGGTAATGCTTCATCTGGTACAACATTTACAGCAGTAAATGACCCTACTCTTGAATCTTTATCAGGCGGTTCTGATGGTTCAGCAGTAACAACTGGTCAACTAAAAGACGCATACGATAAGTTTGCTGATAGTGAAACAGTTGATGTAGGTTTAATTATATCTGGAAAATGTGATGCTACTCATGTTGAAAACTTAATTACAATTGCAGAGGCGAGAAAAGACTGTGTTGTCTTTGCTTCACCTGAAAGAGCAGATGTAGTTAATGTAACTAATTCAAATACACAAAAAGATAATGTAATTGACTTCTTTAGTACAATTTCATCTTCTTCATATGTGTTCTTTGATTCAGGTTACAAATATATGTACGACAGATATAATGACTTATACAGATTTGTACCACTAAACGGTGACATGGCAGGACTAGCGGCTAGAACTGACCTTATTGCAGACAGTTGGTTTTCACCAGCAGGTTTCAATAGAGGTGTAGTAAGAGGCGCTGTTAAACTTGCTTTTAATCCTACAAAAACACAAAGAGATGAGTTATATCCAAAAAGAATTAATCCAGTATCAACCTTCCCAGGTCAAGGTACTGTATTATTTGGCGATAAAACTGGTCTTGCAAGTCCAAGTGCTTTTGATAGAATAAATGTAAGAAGACTGTTTATCACTTTAGAAAAGGCAATATCAACTGCTTCTAAATTCCAACTCTTTGAATTCAATGATGAGTTTACAAGAGCTAACTTTAGAAACATTGTAGAACCTTTTTTAAGAGAAGTACAAGGTCGTAGAGGTATTACAGATTTCTTAGTAGTCTGTGATGAAACAAACAATACAGGTGATGTTATTGATAGAAATGAATTCAAAGCAGAGATTTTTATTAAACCTGCTAGAAGCATTAACTTCATAACATTATCATTTATAGCAACTAGAACTGGCGTCAGTTTTGACGAAGTTGCAGGTTAATCAGTAGAGGAGAAAAAAAATGGCAAACATTAATGACTTCAAAGCTAAACTTGCAGGCGGTGGCGCTAGACCAAATCAGTTTAAGGTAACAATGCCTTTTCCTGGTTACGCACAAGTTGGTGGAGAAATAGAAGACTTAGCTTTTTTATGTAGAGCG